TTGCCCTCTTTCACCTCGAACAGGCCGTTGTTCTTTGCCGCATACGGCATCAGCTTGTTCTTCTGGTCGCGGTAGACATACTTGTGGTCGAGCAGCCAGCCGATGAAATCCTTCTCCTTGATGCCCAGCTCCTTGGCAGTTTCGCGGAAGTTGGTCAGCAGGTTCCGGGCCACCAGCTCGTCAAAATACTCGGCCTTCGGCTGCATGATCTGGTTCTGCGCCGTCAGCTCCTTGATGCGGGCATCGCGGTCGGTCAGAGTCTTCTGGGCGACCAGCAGCGCCTTTGCTCCTGCGGGGAAAGCTCCTCCTGCCCGGCGATGTAGCCGCCGTTCTTGCGGATGCTGGGCAGCACCACGGCTGTTACCCACTTGCGGAAGGGCTTTGCCTCCGGCTTATCGCTGCGCAGGATGACGTTGTACAGGCCGGACTCGCTGATGATGCTCATCCGCTGAAGACCGCCAAGGGTATCGACCTGACCGACCCCCTTTTCATCCTCATCAAGACGGGCATAAACATCGGCGGCATTGCCGATGGAGAGGATGCCGCACACGTCCTTCAGGACGAACCACGGTTCGCCGTTCTGGTTCAGGGTGCGCACCAGCTTGTTTTCCTCGTACTTAAAAATCGTGACCTTGTTCATGATCTTTCTCCGTTCCGTTTTGAGATGGGTTTTCAGACAAACAAAAAGAGCGGTGGTTTCCCATCGCTCTTACACAGCAGAAAAGCCGCAAATCTCACATGAGGCTTACGGCTCGCTGCATCAGACTATTCTGTTGTAGATACTCCAGTCCACGAAGGGTTATCCTCGTTCTATGACCGAAGACCTCGATATACCTGGCATCCTCCAGCAGCCGCAGGAGTGCAAGCCATCTGTTGGCCGACAATCCCAAAGCGCTTGATGAAATCTGCGACATATCAGGTTCGTCATAGTCCAGCGCCTGCTCCAGATAACTCAGAATGCGGTAGATTGCAATGAAGTTGTGCATTGCAATCACCCCACCTTCTGCCCATTCTTCCACGCCTCGCGGGCCTGGTTCAGGCTCATGTGGTTAGTACAGTCTTCTTCGTCCGGGTCGGCAAGCTGCATGAGTTCGTCTTCCCAGCCGCATACGGGGCAAATGTCATAGTCTCCAGCATACTCAAAAGTATACTGACCACAGACTGGGCAATCATAGCTGTCGCCATACTTTACCTTTTTGAGTTCTTCAAGACTCATCATTTGTTCTCCGCTTCCTTTCTGCTATTATAATACGCCACCGCCTTATCAAGGTTAGGCGCACCATTTTTCCCACACTTTGCCTTCATATAGGTTTTGAGAACACCTCCGGGAAAGCCGCTCGCATATTCCGTCGTTTTGGTGTTGAACCTTACGATGGAGCCGTCCGACCGAGCATATCCAACAACGTCCCCTCCACAGGGTTGTTTCAGAAAGTCGATGCCTTTCTGCTGGTATTCTTCTTCCGACTGGATGCCCATTTCCTCAAGGCCATGCCGTGTAGCGTGGTCTTTAAGTTTTTCAGGAGAAGCAAACCCAGTGCAGGGGGCATTTTCGCCTTCGGGAGATACCGCAGGCCCGCTTTCGGTGGAGCTAGAGCTGCCACCCTCGCTCTCTGCGAACTGCCCGTTTTCATCCCGTGGGTGGTCGGCTTCGTTGAAGTCCATCCTATCTTTCATCTTAGCATTTTGTGCTTCCGATGTCAAACCGGGATTTGACGATAAAACGTCGAGCAGCGCGGTGATGCTCTGGGCAAACGGCGGGAACAAACGCTCCGGGTTCTGAGTGGACAGCTCGGCCACCTTTTCGGCGGTGATGAACCCCGGAGAGGTCATCTCGCCATCAGCGCACCGGATGCTGCCGTCAAAATCCGTGCAGAGAAACACATGGGACGGGCAGTACGGCGGTTTCAGGTCACTCAGGAAGGCTACCGGCATGAGGTCTTTCGGCGTGATGCCAAACTCCTCCTGCGTTTCGCGGATGGCTGCATCTTCCGGGGACTCCCCCGCCTCGATATGCCCACCCGGTCCACCAACAGAGCCGCCCTTCAGGCGAGTGCCGCAGAGGAACCGGCCATCCTGAACGACGAGAACGCCGACGCCATAATCGGTGTCGGCTGCATCAGCATTGGCCGCATGGGGTGGCGCTGCCTGAATGCTCTGCTCTGCGCCGCCCGGTGCCTGTGCCTGCTCCAGATTCCTCTGGGCAGCTTCCACGTCGCTCATGGCATCCGGCTCGGTGCCCAGCAAGGAATGCAGCAGATCATCCTCGTCATCCTCGGAGATGATGTCCTCGACATCGAACTCCTCATCAGATGCAAGGCGGCTGCGGACCTCGGAGGGGTCAATGGCCTGCATATCGACATAGAGCTGTGCGGTCTGCGCCTTGATCTGCTCCGTCTGGGCCTTGGTCTGGTCAACCGCCGCCTGCTCGGTATCGCTCAGGCTCCATAGCGGCTTGAACTCTAGCTTATAGTCGGGTTCCTCAGCCACATCACCTGAAGCGATGCCCGCCCGGAACACGACATCCAGCAGGGTGCGGAGGTTGCGTTTCAGCATCAGCCGCTGAATCTTCTCCACGAAGTTGTAGTAGCTCTCGAAGTCGCTGTCGCCGGTGGCGTTCATGCCGGCCGGGGACCGGCCAAACAGAATCGTCTGCGGGATGTTCGTCAGCGCCGACAGCATATTGCAGGTGGCGTCAATGACATCCTTCACGCCGGAGAACTGGAACGTCTTGAAATCGTAATTCTCGCCCTCGGAGTCAATGACAATGCTGTTCAACAGGCCACGGGAGGTATCGACGAGTTGCAAGCGCTTCAGCACTTGGTTCTCGCCGTCATCC